TTTTTATTTGGAACTCCAGGATCTGCATATACATCTTCTAAATGACTATGCATTGCTTCTTTACTTTCTTCTGGCCATTCTTCCCTGTTATCCGAATATGTTGATCCAAATATTCTTTCTAACTCAGCTTTAGCGTCATCAAGAGGCATTCCTGATTTCTTAATATGCTCTAAATCACCTTGCATCACTTTTTTATCGTAAGACATTTTATTACCCTTACCTTTAGCTAGATCCTTCATACTTTCATAAGCTCCCCAAGCGGTATCTTCCTTTTGTTGGGGAGTCATTTTACTCGCTGTTGAAGGTGCTTCTTTACCAGTTTCTTCACCTGCTGTTGTATCTTTACCAGCAATGTTTACTTTAGTGGTTTTTCGCATCTTGTGTTTAGCGTTGTACTTCTTGAATGCATCTTGGTTTTTGAAATCTATTTCTTTTTTAAGTTTAGATTCCTTGATAAGGTATTTATCTTGCCATTCTTTGATGTTAAATTTCATATTAAATCCCTCTTTCTAAAGCTTTAAGCTCTTGAATAGTTTTATATATTCTTGATTCTTGAATTCTTACTGATTCATCTTTAATATTTCCTTCATCATCAATATCATATTCAAGTTCTCTAGCAATATTGTCCCAGCTTATTGAGGGTGCTTCAGGCGCTATATCTGATAGTTTATCATTTATTGCTTGTGTAGTTCTCCAATTGCCATTTTTTATATTATTCCAATCACGAACACTATCTTTACCCTTTTGGATGATTGAACTTTCAAGGTTTCTTACAAAAGCTTCAGGATCATGGGCTATCGCATCTTCATACTTATCTATTTCAGCTGCTATATCTTTACCTCTTCTTTCCCTTCCTTCTTCCTTGCTAAACGAACCATAGAAGTTAGAACTAACCGTATGAACTAGAGCATCTGTACCTTCATCATGTAACCACCTAACTGTTCTATCAAATTCTTCTTGATCCATTAAACCATTCTCTAATGCATCTTCTGCATTTAGAAATTTATCTGATGGGTCTGTTTTTCCGCCATAGTGTCCGGCTTCGTCATCGTAATCTAAAGTATCTTCAAATTCATCACTAGGTACATCAGTATCACCGAATCCACTAGCGTAATCGTCGTCATCCCCACCTTCATCTTCAACATCAAATTTACCTCTCATTTGACGTTTTAGATGTTCTCTATCTTCATCATCTACAAGACCAGTATCGTCAAGTGCTGCAGCAACTTTATCGTATGTTATAGGTCCATCACCATCAAATAGATTTGCATCCTCAAATGCATCGTTCATCTTGTTAAGTAGATCTTCTTGCGCGCCATCGTCATAATAGGTTTGAGCTTCTTGATCCATTCCGTTCAATATTTCTCCAAATTCTTCTGAGCCTATTTCTCGTCCTTTTGTAGATGTTGATGATGCTGCTTTTTTCTCTTTACCACTTTCTTCACCTGAACCTTCTTGTGCATATATATCTTCTAAATGACTATACATTGCTTCTTTACTTTCTTCTGGCCATGAAGGGTTACCATATTCATCTTCCTGCTCAGTACGACCCATTAGATTTTCTAACTCAGCTTTAGCGTCATCAATCGACATTCCTGATTTCTTAATAGACTCTAAATCACCTTGCATCATTTTTTTATTGTATCCATCGATTTGAAAAGGGTCTCTAGCTAGAGTATCACCTAACATTTCAAAAGCTCCGTATACGGTATCTTCCTTTTGCTGGGGAGTCATTTTACTCGCTGTTGAAACTGGTTTTTTCTCTTTATCACTTTCTTCACCTGCTGTAGTTTCTCTACCACCAATTGTAAATTTAGTAGACTTTCGCATCTTGTGTTTAGCGTTGTACTTCTTGAATGCATCTTGATTTTTGAAATCTATTTCTTTTTTTAATCCTTTAGATTCCTTAATAAGATACTTTTGTTGCCATTCTTTGATGTTGAATTTCATATTAAATCCCTTAATTTATGTTTTTAAGTTCTTTAATTAACTCGTAGAATCTCATTAAAGATAGTACTTCTTGATCTTTGATAACATTTCGTTTACCTAATCTGTTGGCTTGCTTTACAACTTCTTTAAGTTTAATTCGCATAACAGGATCTTTAATAGATTTCATCTTTCTTTGAAGTGTACGTTTAATGTGTGGTACTTCAGTTGATATAAGTTCTTTAAGATTGCTTGTATTGGATACATTGTTAATATATTCACGTAGAACCTTCTTTTGCTTGACAGTTAAGTCACCGTATTTTTGATTGAACTTATCAACAAGTATTTGATATGATAATAATTGCATATCTTTATCTTGTTGTTGATATTCTGATACGATTTGTTTTTTAACTGCTTTATGTGTTTTCTTATTTGTCACAGCTTCTACTAAATTATATCTAAGTCTCACGCTTTCAGCTGGACGTAATGATATATTTTCAAAAATATTATATGTTGAAGCTAGTGTTCTATAATTATCAACTCTAGCTTTTGTAAATTTTTGTAAATCGTAATGTTCTTTAATGTCTTTGATGAGGTTATACTTTTCTCGACGTAATTTACCTTTATTTAATGTCTTTCTAGATGAAATTACTGCTTCAATAAATCTATCAGCTTGTTTTTCGTTACTAAACTTTTCTTTTATAATAGTTTGATATAATTGAAGCTCTTTTCCTAATTGAGTTTTAGTAGAAAAGTATTCTTTAATAATTCTGATTGCTTCAGACTTATCTGAAGATAGTGTATCCGATGCTACCTGGCGTACAAGTAGCTCGAATAGTATACCTGTATTTTTAATTTTAGAATGTTTTTTATTCATAATTGTCTTTTACCTTAACGTATAGTTCCCATCATAAATAAATATGAAGAAATATAAAAAGACTACACTGTCCCGTCAATAATATTGTTTTCGTCTAACAGTCCACCCTCGTCATTATAATTAGGCGCTTCTGTAGTTAGCGATTCTTTAAGAACACTTTTACTTTTTACTTTTGATTTAAGTGATTTAATCACACTTTTATATTTTTCCGCTTTTTGCTCTCTTGCTAGCGGGCTATTACCTCTAAAATTATGTTTTAATGGTTTAGCATCTCTATCATATGTTTTACCTAAATCTTTATCACCTATAGGATCTTGACCACCCGGGTGTTCTGTTGATTTATATTTTAATCCGATGTCTGGTCTACCTACTTGATCGTTTCCTTCATTTCCTTCTGGAGCTCCATCTGCAGCTTGGGGTCCTAATGATGCAAGATCGTGTGGTGTTCCAAATGAACGTAATGTTTTAGCTGGATCGTTTCCTTCTGTCTCAATTTGTGCTTGACGGAATTTCAATTTTAAGTCAGCAATAACACTTTCACGTTCATCTTTCCAAGCTGCATCACCCATATTAAATATGTTTTCATATATCCATTCATCAGATAATAATTTAGATCCTTGAATGTCGGTTGCAAGTCTTATCTTTTCTTGCCATATTGCAATTTTTTCTTGCTCATATACCGTTGATGGTGTTGTTAGTGATAATTCAAAATCAACTAAATCTTCATCCTTGAACCCTTGAGTATATAAATGTACAATAGCTATTTTTGTTAATTCTGAGATTGCAATTCTTTGAATTCTTTCAATCGTTCTTGCAAATCTAATATCTTCTGCTGCTAAAGTAGCTTTTCCTTCAACTTGTTCGTCATACCCTAAGAATGCTTTTGGAACTCTTAATGCTGACATCATTTTATTTCTTAAATACTCGATATCATCAATTGCATTAAAGTCTAATCCTGATACAGATTCTATACCTGTTCCTGATTCACCACCTCTAGTTGGTAAATAAAAATCTTCCATCATATTTTGCATGTTAAATTTAAGATTATATTCACCAGTAGTTTGATCTACATATGGTACTTTTTTCATCTTATCGATTATGCTCTGCATATATGAATCAACTTCATTTGGTGGTATATTACCAACATCAATTTTGAAGATTCTTTTCTCTGGAGCTCTCATTATTCTATGAATCATCATTGCATCTTCCATCATAGTCAATTGCTTCCAAGTTTTTCTAGCTGGCTCAACCATTGATTTACCATAAGGTAAGAAGTTTGCATCACTTAATAATCTAAAATGTGCTATTTCAAAATTTTGATAATCTAGTTGACCCGTTCCACCATCTTGTTTGAACTCTACCTTGTACGGATCTAATGGATCCTCTCCTTCTTCTCTAGTCATTTCATATGACGATAATGGTACTACATTAACAACACCATATCCTTCTGTAATATCTAATTTTAAGAATGCGTCTCCATATTTGCACATGTTACGAATCCAAGGCCAAAGGTTAAACTCTATGTTACAAACATCGTAAAATAAATTATGTAATATTTTTTGCACATTTTCATTTTGACATTGTATAGTTAATACCTGATCAAATTCGTTTTTCATTGTTGATTCATCTGCATATATATCTAATGCTGAGGATATAATTGCATCTGTATCCATTGTCTCATAATCAGTATATAATTCATTTTTTTGATATTGAAAGTTTTGCTGAGATTGTGTTCCATATCCAAAATTGATATTTGTCTTTCTTAATTTTGAAAAACGATCTACTCCCATAGTAACTTTATTACCTACTGATTGAAGTCTAGATGTATCTCGAACTTTTAATCGCTTTCCACCAACATTTCTTACAACAACGTTGCTTGAAAATAATTTTTTTAATCTTGAAAATATTGATTTATCTGCCATATTAAATTCCCTTTTTTATAACCTTTATTAAATTAGCCATGTAAGGTCTTCATCACCTTTTGGCCCTTTTTGTACCCAAGGATTGTTATCTGGTGCGTTACTTGTGTACACTCCAGGTCCTCGATTGACTTTTATATTATTTAATGCACTTTTTGTTAAATCCATACCTTTCTGTCTTAACATTAATGCTGTATCTCTTACCCACATTCCTATACTATAAGCCATAACGAGGTCATCGTTATAACCGGATTGTGCTTGAGCTTTACTACCTTTCCAAACAAAAACAAATAATTCATCAATCAATCTCTTTGACCGAACAATACATGCTTTTTCCCGAAAATAGGTATCTAGCTTTGATATAATTAGTGGTCTCGTCTTCGAAGTAGTCGTAAATCCTGGGACCATCTTATCTTTTGTCTTTAAGTCATATCGCTTTTTTAATTGAATTCCTGTATCAACAGCTGTTAGGTCTGCTGATGAATAGAACAGGTTTGGATAATCTCTATCAATTGCTGGTTGAATTGCTGCCCATCCGACATTTGCATTCTCAATTACTAATAATGCATTATTCCATTCTGTAGCAACATTAACTAACATATTACCATAATCTTTGGTAGGTAAGTGCCCTTTATACTCTGCTACTTGGGTCAGCGTCTCTACGTCAATAACATGAAATGTAGAATAATCAGTTGAGTCTCCTCTTGCTACATCGGCAACAACCATATAATCCTTTGAATAATCTGGATATTCCCATATCCAATAATTTCCATCAAATCCGCGCTTTTCAATAGGATCTTGAACCTGATTATCCATATACCACTGTAATGTAGTACCATCAACTACTGTATAACCTGATGTAATAAAATCGCAATCACATTCTTGAGCTGCCATTTTTTCGCCAAGTAATTGATCTTGTTTATCTCGCCAATCTTGTTCACGATCTGGGTGCATTGTCCAGTGTAATTTTATTGGATTAAATCCATTTGTACCTGCTTCAGCTCCTACCCATGTTTTATGAAAGAAATTTCCTGTTCCATTTGGTGTTGATAGGATTATAGCTCCACCACCAGTTGCTAGTGTTTGTTGAGATGATGCCCATATTTCATCAATTTCAGCTACGAATGCAGCTTCATCAATTATTAATAAAGATAGCGCTTCTGATCTACCTGCATCTCCAGAACTAGATATTGCTTTTATCTGTGATCCATTTGCAAATCGTAAGGATAATTTATTATCTTCAACACAATTACCTTTTAACCATCCCGGTAACCAATCATGCATTACTCTAACTTTTGTTACTAAGTTTTTTGCTACATCTTGCTTTGTTGCAATTACAAGAATATTTTTATCTTGATGAAAAAGCATAGTCCATAAAGAAAATCCTGCTGAAAGTGTGGATATACCTAACTGACGAGATTTGAGAATTACATTATAATCATTGTCTCTAAATTCAGTTAATGATGTTTCTTGAAATGGGTAAAGATTAAATTTGATCTTACCTTTTTGAGGGTGCTGAATATAGCAATATTTTCTCATAAAATGTACAGGATCTGATGCACATCTTGAGAATTCTAATTTTATTACGTCTTTTAATGATTTGTTTGTCATATATAATTCACCTACATATATAAATATACGGAAAATATATTATATTTCCAACTTATTGCGGTAAACTATAGTCTATAATATGTATTATTGCTATTGTGCCAATTGCACCAAATACTACACCTGCTGCTCTTGAATTCCACCATCTATCTCTTCTATCTAACTCTTTGCGATATAAATTAATATTATCGTTAAGCAATCTTTTTTGATCTTCTAGTAAAGATAGTTGAAGTGAATCACTAGACATTATTTTTTTATTAACATCTATAATGTTATTTAAGTCTAAAATAAATAAGTCTTGTTTTAATACTACTGAGTCTAGTGAAGTAATTTTTAATTTATATTCAGTATTAAGTTTTTTTGAAATATCATATGCTGCTTTATAATCTTTTGTCTGTGAGAAGCAGTTAAATGTGATAAGTAATATTATAATTGTAACTAATTTTTTCATGTGTAACCTTTTTATTTATCTATTGATACTTAAATGTCCCGGGCGTTGATCCCCATCTTTTCATAATCTTGGACATCTCGGCTTTAATCCCATCTTTTCTAAATGGTCCACCTATTTTATCTGCTTGTTTTATGTACTTGTTGACCACTTTATTTAGCTCGCTTTCAAACTTCTTTAACATATCTGCACGTTTTTTAGGTTCGTCATTAGATATAGTTCCGTCTGAATTCGCTTCTTTAACTGCTTTTTTACCAGTTACAGGATTCCATTTCATTTTCATGAGTTTTTTACTTGGAAGATCTCCAAGAACACTTTCATTTATCTGTTTAAGTGTTTTTTTGTCGATTAAATCTTGTAGTCTTGTTTTCATAAGTTTTTCTCTGCTTCCGTTAGAGCTGCTTCTAAATCTGCTATTGTTTGATCGTTCTTTTTAACGTTCTTTTTTGCAGCCTTAACTTGCTTACTTCTACCATCTGCAGTTTTTGTTAGGTTGATTAGCTCATTATTTAATTTTTCTTTTTCAGCTTTTACTTCATGGATTTGAGTTTCTAGCTGTTTTACCTTAGCATCATTTTTTGCAATCTTTGGATTTACCTTTCGTCGATTACCCATTGCTTTTGCAGCTAATAAGATACCTAAAATAGATACTATAGCTCCTGCAACAATCTTAACATACTTCATAAATTTTTTCATCTACTTACTCTGCGTGCGCGCTCCAGGCTTACTTACCATCTTTCCTGGATTAAATTTATACTTTTTATTTATATATTTGTTAAAAAATGCATATGTTTGTGTTAATAATTTTTGATTATCATCCAGTGTTTTCATGGTTGAGATAATTGTATCTCTATCGATAGCATTTTGATCTGGTGCTTTAGCTGGATCGTTTGGCTTCATTAGGAATGGTATATAGTTAGGTAATGCTTGTAATGTTGTTTGTAAATTCATTACATAATCATTCATAGATGTTATCATCTGAGTTAGCTT